TGAAAACCTAATAGTGCCATATAGCACATCTGATTTAGAAACATGCCCTAACATAACGCATGTTGTAAAGATGAGCCTAAATGACCTGCGTAAGAGACAATTATCGGGCTTTTACAGGGACATACCTGTGATACCAGCGCAGGGTGACAGTAACTCTGTGCAGGAAGAACTAGAGCGTATTGATGGTATGTACCCCTCAAACATAGACTACGACTGTACTTTACTAGAGTGCCATGTCGATCTTGACCTAGAGGGTTTTGAGGAGATGGGCGACGACGGTGAGCCGACAGGTATCAAGGTACCGTATATTGTGACAATATCACAGGATAACGGGCAGATACTATCTATTCGCAGAAACTATAACGAAGATGACGAAGACAAGAAAAAGATACAGTATTTTGTTCATTATAAGTTTTTACCGGGCTTCGGGTTTTACGGACTAGGATTAATACATACTATTGGTGGTTTATCACGAACCGCGACTGCTGCACTAAGACAACTGATTGATGCAGGTACGTTATCTAATCTACCAGCTGGCTTCAAGGCCCGCGGCCTACGGATCAGGGATGATGATGAGCCGTTACAGCCGGGTGAGTTTAGAGACGTTGATGCACCGGGCGGGGACATAAGATCGAGCTTGATGTCGCTGCCATTTAAGGGTCCAGACCAGACTTTGATGGCGTTGTTAGGCTTTGTAGTTGATGCAGGACGGCGATTCGCGACCATCACTGATATGAAGGTAGGCGATGGCAATCAGCAGGCAGCGGTAGGTACAACTATTGCTATGTTGGAACAGGGCTCACGGGTCATGTCAGCTGTGCATAAAAGATTGCATTATGCAATGAAGTTAGAGTTTAAGTTGCTATCTAAGGTGATGGCTGAGTTTTTACCTGACGAATATCCATATAGTATTACGGGTGTAGACGGCACGATTAAGAGACAGGACTTCGACGAGATGGTTGATGTGGTTCCTGTATCTAATCCTAATATATTTAGTCAGGCGCAGAGAATATCTTTGGCTCAGACCAAGATGCAGCTTGCAACAGCGGCACCTGACATGCACAACATGTACGAAGTGTTCAGGGATATGTACGAGGCTTTAGGTGTAAGAGATATTGACAGGATTTTGAAACGTACACCGGAGCCGGAGCCAACCCCAAAAGACCCCGCTCAGGAGAACATAGATGCGCTGGACCAGATTAGCTTAGTGGCTTTTGAGGGTCAGGAACATGAAGCGCATATTATGTCTCATATGGTTTTTGGATCTACACCGCTTGTTGCAGGAACCCCGCAGATAGCGGTGGCATTACAGAAGCATATTATGGAGCATGTAAGGATTGGCGCCAAGGAGCGTGCTATGCAGGAGATGATGCAGGCTACGGGTGGTCAGCCTATGCAGGAAATGCAGAGTTTAGAGTTAGAAGCGAGGATTGCACAACTGATAGCTGAGGGCATGGCCCAGCTCAAGCAACTAAGTGGACAGCTCACGGCTCCCGGACCAGATCCGTTGGTACAGCTCAAGGAGAAGGAGCTACAGGTCAGAGCACAGGGTGAACAGAACGACGCTCAGGTTGACAGGGCTAAACTGGGTCTGGAGCAACAGAAAGTACAGCAGAGAGGCGATCAGTTTGATAAGAGACTTGCAAGTCAGGAGAAACAGACCGCTGCAAGGATTAACGCAGCTGAAAGGCGTGAAGTAATGAAACAACAAAAAGGAGGTCAGTAATGGCTAGAAAAGGTGATTCAAGAACAGAGAAGGACTTGAGAGAAGAATTTTTTGACGGTCCAGCTTCTGATACCATGAGTTTTGAGCAGTTCCTTATGCAACAGGGTAGGGGTGATTTAGTCAAACCTATCAAGATGGCTGATGGCGGTGCAGTAGAGCTCGTTCGCGGCGACCCTAATTACTACAAAGATTTGGTGTAGTGACAGCATTTATGCTTGCTTGTTACATGAACGGAGTAGCGCAGGGGGCTGTATATTTTAAATCTGTCAATGATTGTACTTATTACACAAAATATTTAAGTAAGCAGAAGTACAATAATGAGGTGGGTCAAACAGTTACATATGAGTGTATTTGTAAGCTGGTCCCGCAGATTAACCCGGACAAAGTGAAAGTGTATTGATGACAGAAGAGAAGAAAAAACCGGTAAAAATAACAATCGACGAGAACAGCTTTGAGTTATCTTTAAGAATATTAAGCAATGAGTTTGTTGCGATAAAGATTGGTTCTACTAATTTTTCTGGTAAACTTATAGCGGGTGGGATCTTATTATTATTTTTCACTCTTATTTTATTAGAGGGCTTTGGTTTGAATGAGTTGTTAATGAAATGACTGTAGAGACGTTTTTGAAATGGAAGATCCTTCCGAGACTAATGATTCTTGTAAGCACGGCAATGTCGTGGAGATGTGCCGAGTGGTTTATGGCTTTAGAAGATCCAACAGCATCGCAATCGGCCTTTGTATCGGTAGTTATGGGTGTAATGACTGGCGTGTTTGGTATTTGGATGGGTCACGAACATAAAGGAGATAACAATGTTACAAGCACTGATAGGTCCAGTAACAGGACTGCTAGATAAATTTATACCTGATGCAGATCAGAAAGCGAAGCTCGCACACGAGATAGCCACCATGTCTGAAAAACATGCGCAGGAGGCTCTGCTTGCCCAGCTGGAGATTAACAAAGCAGAGGCTGCAAGTGGATCTATATTTAAGGGCGGCTGGCGCCCAGCAGTTGGGTGGGTCTGCGCGATTGCTTTTGCCTATCATTTTATCCTAAAAGATCTAATTATATTCGGAGCAAGTTTTGCTGGTGCAGAACTACCAGAGCTACCTGAATTTGATATGGGCACACTTCTTACGGTTCTTGGTGGCATGCTCGGAATCGGTGGACTCAGGACATATGAAAAGCAAAAAGGACTAACAAAATGACAAGAGTGAACTTAGAACTTTTTAAGTTTTTCAACAAAATAGGTAATTATTTTTACAGGAAGCATGTTGAAGGAATAAAAAATGCCGCAAGAAGATGAAATCTGTTACATACATAAAATTTATTTTGTACCAAGGGAAGTAGAAGAGCCCATACCTTTTGGAGGTATGATGAAATTTGTTGATTATGTCTGCCCTATGTGCGAGAGTATGAGAGAATATAAGACAGAATAAGAAGATATGAGGTTTTTATGGCAAAAAGTGAGATTTATCTTGCAGAAGCTGTTTTTCGCGTTATAAATGAAAGAAGAACTATTGTCGAAAATGTTTTGAGACACAACTCTATTAAGAGTATGGAGCATTACAAACAGATGATGGGTGAGATGGAAGCATTAGAATACGTTGAGAACGAAATAAAAGATTTATTAAACAGACAAGAGGTAGATAATGACTGAGAATGGTTTGGAAGAAACCTATGTAGATCCTAAAGATCGTGTCCTAGACCCTTCTTTAATCAGCAGTACACTATTAGACAGGATGCCAACACCTACGGGTTGGAGGCTTCTCATACTGCCGTACAGGGGTAAAGGTAAGACAGAGGGCGGTATATTATTGCCGGATAAGTTAATTGAAGAAGGTCAGGTATCCACACAAGTTGGTTATGTATTAAAGGCAGGATCACTGGCTTACAAAGACGAAAGTAAGTTTCCATCAGGACCGTGGTGCGCAGAAAAAGACTGGGTAATGTTTGCAAGATATTCCGGATCACGATTTAAAATAGATGGCGGCGAAGTAAGAATTTTGAACGATGATGAGATTTTAGCCAAGATAACGGACCCCGAAGACGTTTTACATTACTAGAGGATAAAAATGGCAAACACTAAAGAAAAACAAGAAGAACTAGATTTACAACTAGAAGACGAGGGACAAGATGTTGAAGTTACTGTCGAAGATAAAGCTGAAACTGAAGATGTTCAAGTTGAGCCTGTTGCAGAAGATCAGCAAACTGAAGACGAGTTTAAAAAAGCCGAAAACCAAACTACAAAAAGAATCAATCGTCTTACCAAAAAAATGCGTGAAGCCGAAAAAAACGCAGAAGAAGCGCTCCGTTTCGCGAAGCAAAAAGAGCAAGAAAACCAACAGTTAGCTCAAAAACTTAACCAAATGGACACAAACTACGTTGACCAGTACTCAGGTCGCGTAGAATCACAAATGGCGCAGACAGAGCAAAACCTTAGAGCGGCTATGGAAGTAGGGGACACTGAGGCTGCTGTAACTGCACAAAAAGAAATGACAAGGCTGGCAGTTGAAGCTGACAGAGCCGCACAAGCAAAAGCGGCTAACGCAGAGCGAAACAAGGCCGCTGAGGAGCAAACAGCTACTCCGGCACCACAACCTGCCCGTCAGCCGGCACCACCGCCCCCACCAGAGCCTGACGCGAAGGCTCAGGCGTGGGCACAGAAGAATGAATGGTTTGGCAACGATAGTGCCATGACCTATGCAGCTTTTGGGATACATAAGGACTTGGTAGAACAAGAAGGTATTGACCCCAAGAGTGATGACTACTATACTGAATTAGACAAGCGTATGGGGGAAGAGTTTCCTCATAAGTTTGCTAACGGCGCACAAAGCAAAAAAGTCGTCCAGAATGTTGCTTCAGCGTCAAGAACAACTGGGCGCAGTAGTGGGAAGAGACAGGTGAGACTTACCAACAGGCAAGTCGCACTGGCAAAAAAACTTGGCGTTCCTTTAGAAGAATACGCTAAATATGTGAAGGAGTAATTAAATGGAAAAGCAAAACGAAATGTTTGAGGGATCTATTGAAAGAGCTCCACGCACATCAAAGACAAGAGAAAAGACAGCTGCAAGGAAACCGTGGGCTCCGCCGTCTATGTTAGACGCTCCCCCTGCACCTGATGGCTTCAAACATCGTTGGATCAGAGCCGAAACAAGAGGCTTTGACGATACTAAGAATATTTCAGCTAAATTACGAGAAGGTTGGGAACTCGTAAGAAAAGATGAATTTCCAGATTTTGAAGCACCCGTAGTGGATTCAGGTAAGTATGAAGGAGTTTTTGGAGTCGGTGGATTAGTTTTAGCTCGCATACCTCTTGAGACAGTTGCAGAGAGAACGGCTTACTTCAATGATAGAAGCCGGGATCAGATGGAAGCGGTGGATCAGGATATGATGAGGGAAAATGCACACTCTACTATGACAATAAGTAGACCAGATCGTCAGTCTCGCGTAACTTTTGGAGGGAAAAAATCTTAATTTTAATCTTAAACGGAGACTTAAATGGCTAATAATTTATCAGGTGGCTATGGTTTACGTCCAATAGGTTTAACAGGTTCTGCCGCTAACACTACTGGTACAACACAGTACGAAATTGCGTCAAACAACACAAATGCTATTTTCCAAGGTGGTATTGTTATTCCTACTGCGGCGGGTGTCATAGACATAACCGACCAAGCGGTCAGCCCGTTAGGGGTTTTTTATGGTGTTGAATATGTCGACTCAGGCACAAAAAAGACAACATTTAAAAACTTTTGGCCGGGATCAAACAATGTCAGTGTTGATACAAACTTCCCTATTAAGGCGTTTGTATATGACAATCCAATGCAACTATTTACTGTGGTTGCAGATGGAACGAACACAAATAGAGCGACAGCCTTAGCAGACGTTTTTGCAAACGCTACGATGGCAAGCGTAAACAATGGTAGCACCAACACAGGTCAATCCACCGATATGCTTGACATTTCAACAGCTGCAACAACAGGAACTTTGGATGTCAGAATCGTAGGGTTGTATGAAGACGAAGGAAACACAGATTACTCAGCAGTGGGTCATCAGTATATTGTGCGTCTTCTAGGACACTTTAACTCAGGCTTTGCAGCTGCTGTTAATACAGCAGACAATGCTGGTATATAAGGAGAGTAGAGTATGGCTATATCAAGAGCACAACTAGCGAAAGAGCTAGAGCCCGGTCTAAACGCCTTATTTGGGCTTGAATACGACAGGTATGAAAACGAGCATGCTGAGTTCTTCGAGGAAGAATCATCAGATAGAGCGTTTGAAGAAGAAGTGATGTTAGCAGGCTTCTCAACTGCACCAACTAAATCAGAAGGTGGAGCTGTGAGTTTTGACGATGCACAAGAAACATTTACTGCAAGGTACACACATGAGACTATTGCATTAGCTTTCTCAATAACAGAAGAAGCTATTGAAGATAATCTTTATGACAGACTTGCAAGTAGATATACAAAAGCATTAGCTAGATCTATGGCACAAACTAAGCAGATCAAAGCTGCTGCCATTTTGAACAATGCTTTCAGTACATCTAGTGCTATCGGCGACGGAGCTGCGTTAGCGTCTGCATCTCACCCAACCATCAATGGTAACCAGAGCAACATATTATCAGTGGCTTCTGACTTAAATGAGACATCATTAGAGCAGATGTTAATTGATATTGCAGGTTTCAAGGATGAGAGAGGCTTGAAGATTGCTGTAAGAGGCATGAAACTAATAATTCCAAAAGAATTACAGTTTATTGCAGAAAGAGTTCTCAACAGTAATTTAAGAGTAGGAACTTCAGATAACGACGCAAATGCTATTAAGAACATGGGAATGTTACCGGAAGGTGCCGTTGT